ATGATCAATATTATAACGCTTAACAAAGAAATTGGAATCAATCATGTCTACATTAGGCAATAAAGAACCTTTAGGAAACTCGGGATTTCCTTCATGTGGTATGGTGATTTCAGGTATATCAAATTGTAATAAGTTAAATTGTTGTACGGGCCTCTCAAATGTTTCACACACAGTTTGGTAGAACGCTCCAATTGGGTAGCTTTTAATATTCTTAGCTAAATTATATAGGTATATGCTATCAGCAATATATTCTTTATGTCGGGCCAACATTGGTACTCTTTGCATAAAGCAAAGTTCAACTGGATCGGTTAAGCATTTGGTATATTTTACAAATCTACCAGGAGCAGGAGTCCATATTACTCTAAGATTAGGATTAACTGATTGGAATGAATCAGTACTATAACAAACCCCTCTCAAAAAAGTAACATCTTCCCATTTGTTCATGGTAGGCTTAACTTTAAGAATTATATTTAAACTGGCGGCATATGTAGTAAGATCTGACACAACTGTCTCAAAAGTTTCAGCTGCATACATAAAAAAACTATATAATAAAGTGAGCATATTAATGGTATTACCAATAGTAGTATTAGGAAATCCACTATTTCGGCATGTAATACCTTTGATGTACATGTCTCTATGTTTGTCCCATCGTAACTTGGCAGGCAATGTGTGGGCGTGTTCTAGAGCTTTGACTATACTTAAAGGAATTTTCATGTTCCGGTAAATACAATGTTCATGATGTAACCAACTCGAAGTTTGAGTTACATCATATTTACTAGCATCTGCTTCTATAAACACGATCGTTGTACCAGTATTAATAGCTACTAAAGAATCATCCCCAGCTGCGTAAATGTGTACGCCAGGTTTGATACTTGCATTGCTAAAAATATCGGACAACGAACTTTGATCCAATCCTGCTGCATAATACAAATATATAGGCATTTTTGCATCTGCGGCGTAAGTACGAAAGAACGGTTCTTGGGAACTACTGAGTATTTTC